ACGTGCCTTATCCCACAATGCCCATTGACTCATAAACACACTCAGCCCGGCTTGTCTTGCCTTCTCCTCGTTGATGGCTAACATACGCATATAGTTCTCACTAATGCTTTGTACCGTTTTAGGCTCAACAAGGAACTTAGTCTTCTTTAAGTTGAAAGAGATAGATGGGTTGACCTCTCCATCTGCATATCTATACTTAACGTTCGTTGCACCCATCAAGGCAAACGCCGTCTCCATAAACATACTATTCACGTTACCAAACTTGTACTGCGCCATAACATCATCAATGTTGTCAGCACGTTTGGCTCCTTCTTTAACAGACACATTCTTCTTCTTGTAGTGTGCTGCTTTATCCTTGGCATTCTCTGCCGCCTCTACCTGACTATTCCACTTAGTCAATAGCATCTCATCGAAACGTGCCTTGACCTCAGGGTCAGAGAACAACTCCTTCTCAAAGATTCTAAACATATGTCTGTCCATCGCAGAGATAGCAGCCGTGCCCGGGTCTTGCCATACGATTGAGAACGCACCGGTCTTAGAAGACAATCCCGGAACCTGATTCTGTATACGCTCAAGGAAGTTTACCCAAGTCTCAGTCTTCTTCTTCATAAAGAAGTCAGGGTTCATCATATACATCTTGGCAAACCTTGCAACGTTTGTGATATCTGCCGAACCCGCAAGTCCAAGACCACCCTCGTCCATCTTCTGCATATTGAAGAACCTCTTCATCTTAGCAGTCAACTCTTTTCTTTCTTCCGCAGTCAAAGGTTCGCTCGGGTCTTTCGGATACATATTGGCAAGACCTTGGATAGTAACCTTCTCTACATCCTGTGCGGTAAAAGACTCACGTATCCTTGGAGCACCCAAAGCATCACGACGATACTTGAGGTTGACCTTGTCGGGATTTATTACCGCAAGGTTGGCCGGGCCATTTGCATTCTCACGTACCACAAATGCATCAAAGCCTTCGTCTTGAAAGAAGTCTACAATCGAAGGAGTCTCGATAAGACCAAAGTCGTTGTTTGCAAAATTGATTAGCATATGCAGCGTCTCAAATATAGGAACCTCATTTCTTGTGTCTCCATATTGAGCAAACTCCACGTAGTTAAAACGAGTAGCCATTGAAGCAAACGGCAAGTCTTTGTTCTCAAACTTGTTTACTAATTTCAGGAGGGGTTGCTCCATCTTACTCTTGGCGTAGTCGAGCAATGTGCTTCCGAAGAAAATAGTATGAGCGGAATAAGAACCTACCCCCACGCCATTGTATTCTATAGAAGTATTTTCCTCGCCTAAATACATATTTGTATTTGACCGCGCTATCAGTCCGCCTATATCATCTCTCACATCATAATTCGAAATCCCATCAGATAATAAATCAACGGCCACCCTACGCATAAGGGCATCGTCCTGAGTCATTTTCTCAAAAGACTCCATCTGCAAGTCTCTCGGTGATATTCCGATTCCCTCTAAAGAATTACGTCTACTAATCTTTTTGGGTAGATATCTTTCAAAGAACTCTTCAATGGTTTCTTCTCTTGCCGCCAACTGAATCATAGCACCACCCACAACATTTCGAGGTAGATTGGTTTTTTCGCCACGCGAAAGGCTAACTATGTCATCAAAGATTTCTTCACTCAATGCGGCAGACGCAGATTTGGTTCTGTTGTTCTTGTCTACAATCTCACCAAAGACGTTACCCATCTGAGCCGGATTAAAAATCTTGGTGTCTGCCGCAACGGCAACAGATAAAACCTCACCACCCATACCTTTAAAAACATTAGCCAATCTATATGAAGGACTAATGAAAGGAGTAAAGCCATCTCTTGGCTTCATAGTTTCGTTCCAAGTGGCGGTGGCTGAACCTTTCGCCTCTTGAACTCTCTCGAGTTTGTCGAACAAGAATCGTGTTCCGTGGAAGAAGACCGTTGTCCCGTTGGTGATTCGTGTACCATCGCTAAGTTGTTGTGCATCAACTCCTGAAAGGTTAGCAACACCTAAGTACATTCTTGCTCGAACCTCACGGGCGTCGGCTCTGAATATAGGGTCTACCTGTTTGTTGTTGAGCAACCCTTGATGACGATTAGCAGTCTCCTCAACCTCAAGTGCCAAGAAAGTTTTTTCACTATTACTTGATGTCACGGGTTTTAAAGAACTCAAGTACTTTTCTATCACGCGATATTTCATAAACGTAGGCTTCATACCTTCAGAGATAGCCTCGCCACCCTCTACAATAAAATGCATCCAAGGACTTTGGTCAAACAAACCCATCGCCTCGTCGATGATAGCGTCTTGCTCAGGAGTACGAGTAGCACGAGAAGTTTCTCTATAAAGACGTAAGTATTCTATAAACGCCTCCAAGTCTTTCTTCGCCTCAGCCTCTGCGGCTTTGTAATCAAAATTGGTACCCTCAAAAGTAGCGTCAATGGAAGCCTCGTCTGCTGAAGCATAAGCAGCCAACGTAAGGATATCAACCATCGGGCTTCCGTCTTGTGACTCAAGCACACCCGTGAACACAGGTTCGCCAAATATTTCTTTTACAATAGGTGCTCGTTGAATATGAATAGAGCCATCACTTATGTAGTGCTTAATGATGTAGTTGAACCTTAGTTTCCCTACGACTCCATCAAAGGAGATGGACTCTACATTATAGGTGTAGCCCTCTGTAGTTAAGTCACCCGGTAATCCGTGGGTGTTCAATGGCCCGATTATCTCTCCACCAAACCATTTTTTAATAGCCTCATCAGATTGGGTATCTCGCATACCTTGCACACGCATCGCTGCCACTTGCATCTCATTCGGAGTAAGCGGCTGATTCGGTGATAGCATACCGAAGATATATCGGTTGAATGTATCAATAGGGTCTACAGAAACAACCTCTTGTGCTGCTCTTGGATTTTGCAGCAAGTATTCTTCTTGAGTCATACCCTCAGGAACTACAAGTTCTCGGTTGATTCCTTCTTGAGTGTGAGTACGCGCTAACTTGCGATACAATCCCGTACGTAAAAAGTCATCTTTGATGTCGTTAGGATTCCACCCTTGCTCCTTCATCCATATCAACTCGGCGTAAGTAAAGGTGTCATCTATTCCAATGCCACCGGGGATTTCCCAATAGGTACTACCACCCATATTGACAGGTATACGAGGACGTACACCACCAAAGTTTGTGAGTCCATATCGGAAACCATACTGCTGCATAGTCATACCGCCAATCATATAATCGCTCTTGGCATCGTTCCACTCAATCTTGACAGGAGTGTTAATCATTGAGCGGTTATCCGTCCTATGCGCTTCGTCTCTTACATACGCTTCTTCCGCGATGGAGATGGCATTATGAAGGTTTGGCCTCTCAGTTGCGAGGTTAGGTCTTTTGCTCCTATATCTTTCAATAGTTTCATAATATCCGAGTTCGACACTCGACCTGTTGCCGCCTTCTCGCGTGGAGTATTGCGACTTGAATCTTGGTTTGACTTTTGCATAACTTATATTTTCTACGTATTCACTTAATTCTCCTTTTGATAATCTGCCTAATATCTTAGCGGTCTGCTCGTTATCATATGTAAATATATGTAATATATTGGAATTATAATCAAATGAATATCCTTTAATTCCGAGGCCACGAGCAAGGGTTTGAATTACTTCAACCTTATCCTCTTGTTCTAATATATCTTTTGCAAGTTCAATCTGTAAACCAAGAGCAGTTTGTTTCTGCCTGTTCCGCATTGCATCCTCATTGCCGATGTTGAAGTCTGTGACTGCGGTGTAACTTTTGGCGTCGAGATTTCGAGTAGTAAAGTTTGTGAAGTCCGACATCTCAGCACGTGAACCGGTACTTAACTTGGATACCATTTTCATTACTGCGATAAACTCATTTACACTACCCTCATCCTCGTTGCCATCTTCAAACAAGAAAGTACCAAACTCAAATTGTCCCGGCAAACCTGTGTGATATAAATATTGATACGCACTAATAAGAGTTGTGAGCATTTCAATTGCTTCGTTATCTCTATCAAGAGGAGGTGTCTCAAGTGCGCTTATAACATTGTGTGTTTGTACAAACGGATATCCACTAAGACTTAGTCCTTCTTCACGGAACATATCGATGATGTTCCTCAATCTCATAGATGGCTTGAGAATAAATTGACCACCCTCTGTCACATCCAACACGTAAGGAAGTCTTCCGTATTTTTCTTGAAACCTATCAGCCTCTTCGTTTAATGTACGACCGGTCACCCCCGTTGCCGTATCAAAACCTTGACGTAGCATTTCATACATAAACCCACGAACATCATTAAAGCCTTCGCTCCATACGCTTTCGGGGAATACGTGATAACCTAACTCAGGGTCATATACAATATCGTCTTCAATGTGTAGGTTGTTTATATCCGGCCCGACCTCAAGCAGCATCACAGACTCTTGTTGTTCAGGGGCAAGTATACCCATCACCGCAGTCAACAACTCTACATCTTCTCTTGACCCGAGCACATTCATCACTCGAGAAACCTCGTTAATATAACTGCCGTCTTCAAACTCGTAACCACCAACCGCGGCAAACGAATCATTAATCTTAACATCAAGTTCAGATGCTAAGTCGCTCATCGTGTTCGTAAAGAACTGATACTGAGGAGTTTCTATAGCAGACTTAAAGTCTTCATCATTGTTTACAGGATTATTTCTAAACGGCGCAAGTCCAAGTTGGAATATCTCACTCTCCGGAACTTTACTGAAGTATGCCGCGTTGATAGACTTACGCATAATCTCCTGAGTAATCTCATTGTCCGCAGAGAAGAATACCTCTTGCCCTGTCTCCTTGTCTTGTAGAGTTAGACCATAAGCATTACCCTGATTGTCACGCATCAAGTCGTCATCAACAACAAGGTGTAGTCGACCATCAATCTCAATCAAACGCTCGGGGCGTTGTGCATCGTTGATGCCGTTCACAATCTTAATACGACTTTCACTTTCTGCTAAGAGTACACCGAGGTCACCGATAGCACGTCCTGAATCTGTAGGTTGACCTACAACGATATTACCGACAGGACTCTCTACATAGTACTCACCATTCTGATTCTTGAGCAGCATACCTTGAACACGACCTTGAGTAGATAGTACGCTGACCATATTACCAACGTTGCTATTCATAGTTGTACTCTGTGCCGGTAGTGTTTCAATTGTACCACCCACCTTGAAGTCTCCTGTAAGAACCTCGTACGCTCCTGTATCTACAAACTCCTGAAGAGTCATAGAAGAGAAGTCTTCAGTACGAACGTTAAATGCTTTTGCCAAGTATGCAAAGAACTCCTTCACGGCATCCTTCAACTTAGCCAACAAGTTCGGGTCGCTCACTACCTCTTCTGCTCTCTTTTCAATAGCGATAACCATTGCTTCAATGGCTTCTTTGCCTTGATACATAGGGTCGCTACCAACGGTAGCCATAAGTTCAGGAGACGCCTCTACAAGTTGTTTCATCTTGTTGAACAACTGCGGGTTGTTCTCAGCAACATAGTTTACCCATATGTGAGAGTACTCGTGAATAGGTGTACCAAGTGTTGCAGTATCCGGATTGATGAAGATACTCTTAGAGGCAGAGTCGTATACACCTCTGTAATTATCAAGAGCCTGTTCATCGATACCGATGCCCACCATAAAAGAACGGAAGGCACTCTTGTCTACAAAGACCGGGACATTCTTGAAGTTACCCTCAAGAACCTTAGCCAATGCAGTAATATGTTTTGGGTCAACGTTTGGATTCCTGTTGCCCAACAATGTGTTGACCTCAGTATCCAACTCTTTTAGGTTAGTAGTGCGCTTTGCGTTTTCGTAAGCGTCACTAAACGGAGAAGTAAACGACGCATCAATAACCGACGGGTCGTTCTTCGCTGCCTCTAAGAAGGCTTCGTCTTGCTCACGGAATACTTTATTTTCTTCAGTATCCTCAACGGCGTTCTTCATATTGATGCGCTGAAGAATCTCTATCTTCTGCTCATCTGAAAAGAATGCTTTGTTCTCTAACTCTGCTTGTTGTATATACTCGTCAAACTCTTGGAAGTTCTCTTCAAGTCTTTGTATAGTTTCTTCAATGTCTTCTTCCGTAACAGGTCGAGTGTTGCCGTCTTTGTCAACGAACTCCATACCTACTGCCGAGCGAAGATTTCTAAATGTCTTTTCTTTCTCGCCGTATGCTTGGAATAATAACTCTTGATGCACACGAGGCATACTTGAGTACTGCTTGATACCGCTTGAGATACTCATCTGACCACCAACGATGGCACCCACAACAAACTCATCCATATCCTTCAGGCTAAAGATATTAGCCCAATCAGGATTGATAGTCTGTAGGTTAGGGTTAAAGTATTTCATCGCATCACCAACCAACTTTTCGCCCATCGGCTCAAGATATCTTTCTTCGACACCCTCCAATGCAGCACGTATCGGTGCCATACGCATTGTGTTCTTGAAGCCAATACCAAACACATCTCGGTTTGTAAGCCCTTTGTGAAGATTGAAGGTAGCCTTCTTACTCACTTGCATTGACTCACGAACAAACCTCGCTTCCGGGTTTAGTCGGTTAACCAATGCGATAGCGGCAGATGCGCCCATAGAATAGTACTCTGCTTCACGAGCACTCATACCATTCATAATACTTTGCTCGTAAAGATTGTGATGTATCTGTAAGTACATCGTTGCCGTTGACCCAACTGCACGAGCACGATTAGCAACGTTAACTGCATTTACAGGTTTTTTGCTAAGTGCTAAACCACTACGAACAAAGTTTGAGAGTCGTAAACCTTGACCACTTGCAGCAGTAACACCCTTACTCATTGCAGCAACCTCACCTCCGGCAACCAATGCATATACATCAGCAAGAGCCTGAGCACTTTGAGTGGCCAATGAAGTTGTGTTGTAATCATATACAGGCACATCTCCATTCTCAATCTTGTCATTAGCCATATCGACTAACCCTTGCATCATCATAGCATCGTGAACCATATATCCATTCGAGTCCACCACATACTGCAAAGTACCATCGTCTTCAAGGGTAGCGTCGTATACCGCGGTATACCCGTTACCTAAGTCTAATAGATACTCGAATTGTCTACGCTTGGCGTAAGAAGCCTGACGTGTAAATGTGTTATTGTCCGGGTCAAAGAAATCAAGAAAGGCATCCGTCTCGTCATTAGTGACGCCGCCCATCATCGTTTTAATACTTTTCGGTATCTCAAATATGCCGTGCAATAATGTCAAAGCGGTGCGGGATAGAACCTTAGCACCTCGTATTGGCATTCTGTATGCTGCGCTAACCTCATCAAGTGATTTACCTTGAGCGTCAGTACGTGCTTGTAGAACCATATCCTGAGCAATCTTCTCAGCATACTCAGGGTAGTTTACAGACATCTCGTCCAACTTACCCAAGAAGTATTGACGGCTTTGCTCAATCTTCATATAGTCCTTATACTCATCAGTACTTGTAATCTCGTTGAGTTTCTCAAGAGCCGTACTGATGTCACCACTAAACCCAATTGGAGCCGGTACATCTATCTGACTGACGTCGTCATAATCTTTTCTAAGGTCTACCTCCGGAAGTGGTTGAGCAATCTCGATGGCAAACATATCGTCCATCTCTGCCAACTCTGTGGCGTTCTGCTCGTAGAATGCATTGAGTCCCTCTTGGTCTCTTACGTTGGCATCCCTTAATAGCGTTTCTATATCTTCAGATGAAGAACCATCAAGATAGTCTGTGATACGCGTGTGCATATCAATCTTATACGCTCGGTCATTAACGGCTCTGTTCAAAGCCACACCTTGTTGAACAACGTTTGGTATGCCGTCAGGATATTGGCTACGCTCATACAGACTCAAGTAACTAAGACCTCTGTTGATAGCCTTCTCTTCCATCACACCACGCGCAATCATATCGTCACGTGAAGTCGGAGAGTCATAGAACTCACCCAAGTATTTACTACCAAAGGTGTTTTCCCATACGTCGATTACACCAAACTCTGACGGAGGGATACTATTAATAAAGCCCGTCTCGAAGATTGATAATTCTTCTTCAAGAGAGGCTACTTTATTTTTACGCGTCATATACTGCTGAGGCGTACGAGCACCGAAGTAGGGCTTGTTCTGCCACGAGTAGTATTGAGCAAGTTTCTTTTTGTTCGGGGGGTCTACATCAAGAGAAGTAGTTTCGACCGATTCTCCAACACCAAAGGTAGAAGCGTTTTGCGAATCTTTTTTTTTTAGGTCTGCTTCAATCTCTCTTGCTAAGTCGGGAGTAAACTCCGAATCAATAGCCGGGATAATCTGATTAAACACAAAATCTCTGTAGTCTTTGTTTGAAGACAACTCGTTAGCAAAGTCTAACTCATTCATTGTGAACTCGTTACCTAACGAACCTTTAAGAGACTTGTGCAAATCATTGACACTAAGTTTCTTCATTATTTTAAACTAATCTGTTTAGTTGTTTAAGTTGTTCAGGGTCTAAAGGTAAGGCATCAAATTGCCCGACGCTTGAAGATTGACCCATAGAAGGTGAGATGGTCTCACTAATTTTTCTAAGTTGCTCGATGGTGAACGTCTCAATAACACTCTTGCCATCCATATTAAACTTGACGTCAAACGTTTGTTCCTTCTCTGATTGAACGGATATACCTACAATCAGGCCACCACGTACCGGAATGGCATTATCATAAGTACGAAGCAACGTCTTCACACCACGGCTGATGTCGCTGATAGAACTTGATGAGGTTGCGCTTACCCACTCTGATTTAAGTTGGTCGTACACCACGCTCATATCACCCACCTCTTCAGGGTTCTGACCACCGAGTACGTTGGTGTTAATCTGTGCGCCATCAAAGGCTTTGTTACGTGCCAAGAATTTAGAGGCCGTAGTAAACGAGTAGCCCGGGAATAGTGTTGCTGATTCAGCGAACTGATTGACGCTGAGTTCTTCGGACAATACAGTTCTCTTTCTACCACGCTGCATAGTCTCTTCGTACTCAAGCATAAACGTTTTGTTGTCAGGATTGAAGTACACCTTAGCCGGTTTATTTCTAAACTTGATGCCGCTAAAGTTTTCGCTTATATCCTTAACTGCGGTACCGCCTTTCAGAATCGTTGGCATACTATTTAATACACCATCGTTGTTGTTGAATATGTCGGCAAGTTGATTGAACTTGTTAGTGTATGCCGCATCATTAATCTCTTGATTGTTCTGATTATTGATGATAGTAAAACTCGTTCTCTCAATATCAGAGACGGCCACCGACGTGTTGTCCATTGCGTACTTACTGACTCTATCGCTAAGTACCTGTGCTTGTAGATAGGTAAAGGCTAACGGGTTCCCGTTATCTGCCGGGTCAATGTCTGCTACCTTTATCTGCTGACCATCAATAATAATATATCCACTACCGATGCCTTGCATATCCATTGCCTTGTGTTCAGCAATAATATTCATAGCACCTTTACGCAGCAGCATCGCTCCTTCGTAGTTGGCGTTTTCTGCAAACCAAGTGTTTAGCAAACCTTCGTTGATAATCTCTGTCGCAGTCTTAGCGCGATTCCCTTTTAGATTGGCATCGTATGTTGAGAACTGATTGGTGGTTGCAGAGACAGACTCTGTAACATTAGTCGCACCTTGAGTTCCGCCGCTACGCATCGTGCTCTTAGTTTCCTGAGCATTCTTGTCAAACCAATACGACCAATACTGAGGCTCAATAATAAAAGAGGTAAACACCTCATCGCCTAATGGACGAAATACACCGCCTGTACCAAACATATATTCACTTGGTAGTGGTGCGCCATCCACAATGGTCATCCGCTCAAAGCCCGGAACCTCCGCATTTGATAGTGCTTGAAGATGTCCGCTATATGATTCTTTAAAAGTAGGCATATTGTAGTAGCCTCTCTTCATCATCTCCGTCATTTCATCCGACAAAGAATTTTGAAAAGATTGTATCTGATTCTTATGAGCCTGTACGTTTTGTGTTTGTTCAGCAGTAGGGAATAGACCTTGGTTGGCTCTCGCCATCATAGGCTTGGTGTCTTCAACACCAATATCCTGAGCAAGAGTACCGATGATGTCTGCGTGTTTAGTAACGGGATACGTTACTACTGCGTCAGACTGCAACTCCTCTACACGCTCTGTCGCTTCCTTCTGTGCTTTGATTGCTTGAGTCTCGGCACGATTAATCTGAGACATCTGCGAACGTACCATCGACGCCGCCTGTCTGTTCACTTGCGATTGTGCCTTCAGGATACTATCGTAATTACCCTCGGGCGTTTGTGCAAATCCTAATGCTCCTACTCCTTCTGACATAATTATTCGTATTGCCCTGTTACCTGATTATAACGTCCTAAGGTGTTGTTTTGAAACACACCACCAAGACTTACATTGCCGCCGCCTACACGCGGTTGCGCAGCAGCAGCGTTGTAGTAGTTTTGTTGAGCCTGTTGCATATCAAACTGACCTTGCAATTGACCGATAGAAGCAAGTCCGCCAAATCCTGAAGTAATACCTTGAAGACCACCTGATATAAGTTGTGTCTTAGTAGCAATCTGCTCTTGACGTTTAAGTTGTTGGTCTTGAATCTGACGAGCACGTTCTTGGTTTAGAAGCATTCCCGCTCTATCAGCACGTGAATCACGACGCGATTGGTCTTGTGCCTCTAACTGAGCAAGGTTCAAACCTGACTGAGCGGCCTGAGCACCGACTGCTGCCGTTCCCATAAACGCTTGAGTAGCGTCTGTGGCTGCACGATTATAAGAAGACTGCGCTACCGCGCCTGAAGTTTGAGCGTTGCGCTCCATCGCTCCGGCGTTAGCCATACGCCCTGACTGCTGCAACTCGGCCTCACTACGCATACCACGAATAGTTGGGTCTATAGTGTAGTCTTGACGTTTGTCAACCTTAGTCTTCATTCCTTGTGACAAAGCAATACCTCCGGCAATACCCTGAGTAAGTGCTTGGCCTCCTAAGCCTATCGCCGTTAAAGTTATTGGGTCCATATTCTATAGTTTGTGTCCTCGCTGCACGTTAAATCCTACATCTGCAAATCTAACCTTTAACTTAGACGTATTGTCAAATTCTAAAGTAAACAACATAAACTGATTAATAAGTTTTTCACCGGTAATCATATTGCTATCATACGTTGTAGCAACATAAGAACTCGGTGATGGCTCTAATCGGTCTCTGTACAATCCGGCATAGTACACACCTTCATACTGACGGAAGTCCGTGTCGTTCAAGTCTGAGGACTGCAAGTACTCTGAGTAGGTAGGATTCGTAGGAATCGCACCGGCAGAAGTTCTGTCCATATACTTAGACTCCGTTCTGAAGTGTGCAAATGACGGAGGTGTATCTCCTTCAATCGCAATCGACTGAAATACTTTTACTGCTGACGGGACTTGCTTAGATATCGAAACCATACGACTCACATATTGAGTCCCGTAGAAGTTATTTCTTGTGGCGTTCACATTGTGTTTCCACAACTCACCACTCTTAAAGGTAATAAATTGTGTGCCAACACTTTGCATCTGCTCAGGTAGGTATGAATAGAAAGTCGTCCAAGACTGCGTATCCTCAGAGTATGCAATCGTAGCAGCATCACCACTATCTAACTTGTAGTAAGACTTTCTAAACTCAAACGTTTTGAGCGTTAAGCCATCTCCATCATCAGGGGACTGAGCATCTGAAGTGAGCACGGCCTTCAAAGATGTAGATGCCTGAGTAGCAACGAACTCTAAATATCCACCTTGGGCTACACTACTTAGGTTGCCGATAGATGTGTCGTCAGAATACTTAATCTCTACAGTACTAATTGTTGCATCGTACACAACCATAGCACTAATAGCAACACGATACTTTCTACCCTTGACGATATCCACGTTAAAACTCAACTCCGCTCCATTGTAAGTCGGGTCTTGATAGCCTGATAATATATCTGTGCTATCTACCTCATCAATGTAATCGTCAAGATACTCTTGGTCAATGCCTGTAACACTTGGTAGTGTAAGGATGTATTCGTTCTCATCAGGGTCAAAGCCTCCGTAGCAACCGGACTTTTCTTGGACAATCAAAGCATCACAACGCTCACGGAAGAACGAGCCAACACCCTTATTACCGATTGGCATTAATCCATTGACGTCATATTGAACCGCAGTACCATTCAAGGCGTCAAGCCAATAGACGCGGTTGTTTCTTTCTACCACACTTTCCGGATGCATTGTTCCATAAGAACCACGCAGCACCTGAGACGAACCAATCACGCCACTCTGTACTGCTAAGAAGGCTGCGCCACCCGATGTTTGAATCTGCGCCTGACCAATATAGACAGAAGCAGTCTCGTTAACGCCAATGGCTAACATTGTATTACCGGTAGACTCTGTCTTTGAGGTAAACAATAGTTTCTGAATACTACCTAATTCCTGAGGCAATGTGCTTTCATCAAGTGCGTTAAATACAGACAAGCCATTCAATAGACTACCCTGTAGTCTGTTCTCGCTAAACGATACTGAGGTAGGTTTGTGTACCTGTTGAAATCTTGTTGTATTCAAGCCGCGACCGGTCAACTGAATCCAATCATTGGCGTGTGCAAAATTTGCACTTGCCACTTGCATATGAATATCAGAGCCTGTGTCAAACTGAAGGTCCTTAATAATTATGTCACCCTCAAAAGTACCTGATGAAGTAGACCACGTTCGTGAGGAACTACCCGGTGAAGTAATGTTAAAAGTTTCTCCAAACTCAAAGTATGGGTCCTCCGTGTTTATCAGCCGAGGTGTAAATATCTCGGCAAAAATAAGGTAAAGTGTATTTGTGAATTGACCCAAGTCTTTAGCCTGAGCATAGATGGCATCCCCCGCTTGGTTTACAACCTGAAGGGTATACTGCTCACCACCCACATTATGTAGCGTGACTAAGTCTCCTTCGCTATAGGTGTAACCAAGGTCCTCTATTTGTAGGGATGATATGTCAATCTTAATATACTGATGTACATCCTCATCATACGACTTCTGCTCATTATCATTTGTAAAGTCAAGCGTATAGTAACAATGCTTAACAGGGAACTGAACAAAGAAACTTTTATTCAAGGACTTCGTGCGCACAAACGAGTAAGAGTGTGCCCACTCAGGTATGTAGTTACTTGGCGATGTTGTAGGCAACGACCACTCAACATCCTTAACGACATTAGAGTACGCGCTACCACGGCTTGGTATTGCAACGCCTTGATTGTCAGTAAGTTCTATAATTCTACCCTGACGTCCATAGCGGTCCATAAAGAACATACCAAAGCGGTACGAACTATCACTCTTCCACAATCTCAGGTTTTCGTCTAAGGTAATTGTGGCTTGAGTTATACCCGTAACTACAATACTTAAATTCTGACTACCAAGCGCGAAGTATGACGTTACAAATTGTACGCTACCTCCTGAAGGAACTTGCGTCGCAACGTAATCAAGCATATTTGAAAACCCACCATCGGATACCTTTGTTTGAGAAGCCAAATTTTGACTTGTCGGCCACCGCGAAGAAGGAAGAGTATTTGGTGCACTATAATCAAAGTCACCAACTTCATCAGAAGATGCGCTCAATGGGTTTCCGTTGGATGCAAAAGTATAATATCCATCCGCAGTAGAACCCTCGACCTTTACATATCTGAAATAAACGGTCTGTTGGGCACTATTACTATCAAGATAATTCATCTCAAACATCACGTAAGAGCCTACCATATTCCCGGAGGACTGCTGAATGCGTGGATATATAGAAGCGTTAGATTTAAGTCCGTCTTCATTAAGGTTATCTAAACCTTCAGTAGTATCACCTAAGAACACGCGGCCACGAGCACACTCCAAAGCCTTAGCCTTTAAAGGAACGGCAGAAGCGTATCGAGTAACATCTGTGGTTGGAATGGCTAATCTTGTTGTGTCGTTTCTAAATGCCACGTTAAGTGCGCTGCCGTCATCATCAAAGGCAACAATAGCATCGTAATCGCGCTCAGTATGAAAGACAGAAAAGTCGCCTTCTTGGTTGTACTTTACTAAGTATTCAATCTCGACAACATCATTTCCTATTTCTTGTAGCGGAGGTATGGTGACCAAAATAGAATTTAAGTCAGTCTCCGGGTTCGTTGTATCAGGATTTGCGTGATGTGATATTTTAGAGTATGGCGATAGCGAACTTACTTCTCCATCAGTATAAACAAATCTGTAAGCAAAGGTAAATACATCTTCAGAAATCAAGTTGTATTGTATTGATGTATCCTTAAACCTAAGGTGGGTTGGAGGCAGCGTGGGTGCTTGACGTATTAAGGTTATATGCGTATCTCTTAAATCACCATACGCAGATAAATTGGTATATGTCTTTAACTGAGTGTATGATGAATCGTGCTTTTTTAAACCACGCTCCACATTGATACGCTTAGGCTCGGTAGCGTTATCAGTAAAGAATAACAAATCGTCATTCATCGCTACGCCTGTAATAAGATTGGATGTAGTAAACGCTAAACCATCCTCACTACCTTCAAAGTCATCTTGCTCAAGCACCTTTCTTATTACTCCCTCTTTGTGGAAGTAACACAATATCATATGGTCGTCGCTTGAGTTGTGTATAAAGTAAAAGACCCGAGAGTGTTCCGAGTCTTCGTATGAGCCAATACAAGTGTTAGTACCACTCGGCATAGTGAAGGTAACTTTTTCGTTACCCTTGATATTAGACAAAGCACCCTCGGAGCCTTCCTCATTTGAGGATACTCTAATATTTAACGCGTTGAGATACTGATTAGGCTGCAAGTATGCCCCATCTCTGTCGGTACTGAGACCGCCGGTAAAGGATTTTCTTTCTATCATATCTTAACGGATTGTCTGAACGAGCCTCGTACAAGTCGCAGAATATCCGTTTTGGTCAATCCCATTACTCGGCTACGCAACTTACGAAGTTGGTTGTAGTATTCTTGCTTGGACTCTGCCGCCTCATTCTTAGTGATAGCGCGGTTGTGCTCCTTGAACTTGTAAATGATATACGCCTCAATACATTCTGCGGCGTAAGGATTGACGGCTGATGCCGACGTAGGACTATGTGTACCCACGTACTCTAAGTATATCTTTGCGGTAGTCGGAAAGTTTGGTGAAATCTTAATCACGTTTCTCTCACGTATTACCTTGTATTCACTATCCTGAGTATCGTTTCCGTAACCATACATACGTCCTTTGTGCTCTCCCTTATCATTATAAAAGTTAGTAAAGAAGTAGCCACCATAATTCAAAGAGGCTAACACCTCATCTGTAGCGGATGTACGATTGTCTCTATCTACGGCAAAGCGAGTAAAGTTTTCATTCACGCCAAATACTTTGACACGTTGTTCGTTCTTCACACGACGTCCAAGTTTAACTATATCTATGAAGTCACTCGGTATCGACATCTCGTTATTATCATCAAGAGAAACCTCAATAGTCTTAATCAAAGGCAGCGTATCCATATTCAACTCCTGATTCAAACACTTGAGTGCGTAGTGCATAAATTGCACATAGTAGTGAATAGGAAGACCCATAGTCATTAGGGTGCTTCGCACGATGCCGTCTATGGTAGTTGAATATCTCATACTTGTTTGTTAGCATTGGCTACCTCATCAGTAGCGGTTGGTACTACACCAAGAAGTTGCAACACTTCTTGAATAACTTGAAACTCTTGGTCACTACCTAACGGCAATGTATCAGTAGAAGAAACCTTATCAGGGTCTGCTACTAATAGTTTGATATTGACACTTGTACCGACATCGTCTCTTGAAGAGTAGAATAGTATCTCAGAGTTAGTTCTTAACTCGTAAGCAATCACGTTGCTCAGAAGAACATCCTTCATAGCGGTGTGTCCTATACCGGCGATGATACCTATCTGCCCACTAACCATAGGTACAAACGGGTCTTCAAAGTCGTCTATATATACACCACTACCACTTGAGGTCTCTACTCGTTTAGTAATCGACCACACGCCCATACCACGTGGCACACTCAAAGGTTGTGCCGGTAGTGAGGCTTTACAGAAGTCGTCATTCAGAGCAGTAACAGATACATTGTCGTACGTTGCGATTGCAGTATGCGGTGGCATAGAGTCACCAAGTACATAGTTTGTCTGCAACGTTTCAATCTTCAAGAGTCTGTTAACTGATTGAAGCACAAGTAGTTCTATCTCCTTCTTTGTAATCTCTTGGTCAGACGATGCATCGCCACCATTGTACAAACGGAATATCTGTTCAGTTATTTTTCCAAGTGTAGTCATTACGTGCCTTGTTGAATTTTGCCTTCAGTATAACTAATGGCGAGTTGGTCTTCAAGATTTACACCGAGATACTGAACTGCTCTCATAATAATTGCGTTCAATGCCGGTTCATTCCATTCCATCTGCGTAGAAGACCCACTCGCATAAGTGATTGTTCTACCGCTTTGTGTAAAGCCAAAGACAGGTTTAGCCGGACGCTCTAAGTAATCTATAGATAAAGTACTATGAGTTTCTTTTGGGTACAACTGAATGCTGCCCTTACCACTAATAACCGCTACAGGTTCAGTAGAAGAGGGTGCCAAGATGTATGAATCCAACCTGATACCTAACTCGTCCTCACTCAGAATTGGAACAGGCTTGTCATTTTTACGAATAGCCACTACATACAAGTAGTCGCTTGGTAGAGATACCACACCTGAACTATTAGAGTCTGACGATGAGTTGTCCTTGAATGGAGCAAGATGGTCGTGGACCGCTGAGGTCATACCATACGCTACTCTTGGAACAGGACGTCCCGGTTGATACTCCTCTACGTTTCCGTATAAACGATTGAAGTACCACATCTGTGCTCTGTCGAGCGCATCGTCTATTTCAGACGGCGTCGCATAGCCGGTGTTATGTTTGTTCAGTAATAGTAGAACAAAATTATGAATCTCCTGTATTGTCATCTCCCTCGGTTATAGTCCCGTCAGTTATATTGACGTTCACATTTCCATATCGTTTATCGAGGGCTGAAAACACTTCTTGGTAGTTTTTCTGTGATGACTTTAGTTTTGCTATGGCGTTTGCCATTGCCTCTTTAGCATCTTGAATCATAACTGCTAACTGCGAAACGGTCTTGTTAGACTGCTCAAATTCCGCCATAGCATCCTGAAGTTTCTTTAACTCAGCCTTCGTAATCTTTGTACGCTTTGCCATTGTAATTGTTTTTTAATAGTTCGTTGGTGATACAAATATAGTAAGGGTATTATGTAGGCTTATTGCAAAAAGACACAAGTATGTATCTCTTGCCGCTATGGACCGGAACTCCGCCGTGTCTGTGCGTTACCTGACCGGGGTGTATAGCGATATGCCCCACCTCTCCCTTGTGTGTTTTCTTTTGATTGTGGAAATACGTTCCTCCACCTGTAAAGTCTTTATTTAGGGTAAGCACAGAACTGATTACCGCAGCATCGTGATGTAAGTCTAAATGCCCCTGTGTCTCTGTAGTATATCGAATCATAAAGTTCTCACTCGTCATCTCTGCCCAAGGCTTTCCGTGTAGTTGCCAACGATGTATTGCTGCCGGAAATACAAACTCAGATAACACACGCTTGTATATCTCTTCATATCCAAACGAAGAAATCAATGTGTCTATAGTAGGATAGTGGTCGTGGCGTTTATCTTGCCAATACGCTTTCTCCTCAGCCTCTTCTATCAGCAAAGAACAAAACTCCTCAGTAAACAACGGGAAAGATATTACATCGGATATTGGCTCCTGAAGAATCATATCCCACGCTTTTGTTTGAGCAGCGGGGTGTATCCACTTGGAAACATATTCATCCCACTTTCCTGACTTAAACAACTCAACGTGTAAAGTAGACTGCGTTCTACTTGTTATATCATTACTCGTTTGATAAGCAATATCCTTTTTCAATGCATACGCCTTAGTATCCTTGGTTATCCAACCCAAGTCACCACGTGGGTGGTCACAATAAGTAGCCGGTAGAAACTCATCAGGGGTACATACATAATCGTGGAAATTGTGCTGAAGGAATGATACTGCTCCGTGACCCGTCACAAGATAAGCGTGTAGGTTATAAGAGTATCCGGGCACAACAATATCTCCATAGTCTTCTTGGTCTTCCGCAAGTTTCATTCTGCCCAAGTAAAGCATATGCCACGAATCGGGTTCCGGAATAAGAGACTCGTCGAGTTTATCACTAAACATAAAGTCCTCTTCTAACACTAACCCAACCCGAACCCCGTCCGCTGCTAATTGTTTCCACGCCTTTATGTGAGCAAGACCACATCCTACCTCTCCAATGGTAACGGGCTGATTCCACCATTGGTTATCAGAGTCCATAGCCCAACCCTCAAAAGGCGTGAAATCAAATTCTTTAAATGTACGGGCATCTACACCCTGTATCATCGTTATAGGACAATCTATACCACCCTCTAACAATCTCTTCTTGTAATCCTCGTGCGCCTCTTCTGACGGATTCATAGTGATGACGTAGGCTCGTTCAATAATACTTTTGGGATTACCTAACTTTTTAAACAACTCCTCCCACTCTAAAAGAATATGACTCCAATCAAATGTCTTGACATAATCAACCTGTTCCAACACATCACTTACGATATTAAACTTAGTGGTGACTATCTCGTCTAAGGCTGCACGTAGAGAGGTGTTTGGCAAAACCTGATGCCCCATCATCTCTAATGCCGTGATACAGAATGTCTCATCATAATCTGTAGGGTAGTACCAATTCTCTACACGAGCCATAAGTTCATACAACTCCTTTTGAGGAAGAGCACCAACCACCTCAACATTAGGCATATCAAAGATGTCAGCAAAATGCTCACGAAGATACTTGAGTCCGTACTGCGGAGTAGCCACATATAATTTTTGTGGAGGGTCAAAGTTTGGCAAGTCTTGGATTACCTTTCTAAGACCACGCTCAGGATGAGAAGAGTACAAGGTAGTATTAGGCTCCTTCTCTGTAACCTCAGCAAAGTCTGAGAAGTTAATACCATTATATATGTAACTACACTTGCCAATAATCTCAGGGAATAAAGACATCATCTGTCCCATATGCCAATTAGATACACAGACTATTTGGTCAACCTTAGATAGCAGTTCACGATGGTCGGGTAAAACCTCACCCTTATACCAAGCGTAGTAGTCAAGATTGTGTAACCAAAAGACGGTCTTACGCACCTTCACAAACTCATAATACTTCAGGAAGTTTATGTAGCAAACACCTATAAGAAAGTCTATAGGCTTTTCCTTAAATGGCTCTGATTGGAATCTAACGCCTTCCCACTCTTGGTTCTTCACCTGACCGGTGACAATAACCTCGTGGTTCTTGGCAAGTTCTCTTGCAATAAAACATATGGCTTTTTCTGTACCTCCAAGAGCAGAATCTATGGCGTCTGTACCTCCCCAAGGTTCCGAACTATATCCGGCGTGGAATACTATAGTCATAAGTGGTAGTGTTGTTTACCACTAATTTACAAAACTATTATGATAGTCTCAATATAGTTATAGCACCGCCGTCGCCATTGACACTCGTTACCTTATGGTTTGCAGTTCCACTTTGCAAGAATGTAAAGAACTCAAGATTGTCTCCCGCAGAAACTGACACGGCAAAAGTTGTAGACGTAGTTGACTTATGTCCATATGTGTTGTAACGGAAATACTGAATATCTGTACCCCCTTGTACAATCGTTCCGTTAATCTTCGCAGATGCACCAAAGTTATTTCTGTTAGCAACTTCGTTTTCCCAATTGATATTCCAAGAAATCAAGTAAGTACCACCCTCATCAAACGAAAGTCTGTTATTTGTTTTTGTAATCGAAGTACTACCACTTAAGTCAGCAGTAGCCTGTATATTAATAGACGTATTACTACTCGTGTATGTTTGTGCCGTTGTAAATAAATATTTAGTAGGGGTATACGAAGAACCATCACTACCGGTCTGCCCCTTCTGTCCTTTAGTAGCAGTACCCGTGTCACCCTTCTGACCCTTAACAGAGGTGCCGTCAGTCCCGTCACTACCCGGTTCACCTTTCTGCCCTTTCACAGAAGTTCCTGTATCTCCTTTTTGACCCTTGACTGAGGTGCCGTCCGTACCGTCTGCACCGGCAGCCCCTTTCTGACCTTTTACGGATGCACCCGTTTCCCCTTTTTGGCCTTTGCTACCCGGTGAACCATCTCCGCCCGGCTGACCTTCAGGACCTTCACTACCCGTGGCCCCTTTTTGTCCTTTGACTGAAGCACCCGCTTCACCCTTCTGACCTTTAACTGAAGTTCCATCAGTTCCGTCTGAACCCGCTTGACCTTTTTGCCCTTTTACAGAAGCACCGGTCTCACCCTTTTGGCCCTTAACCGATGTACCTGACTCACCCTTTTGACCTTTAACTGAAGTTCCTGATTCACCTTTCTGCCCTTTAACTGACGTACCGGTATCTCCTTTTTGTCCTTTGGTTGAACTACCTGTAGCACCTTTATCACCCGGCTCACCCTTTTGACCCTTAGTAGAACTACCCGTTTGACCTTTATCACCCTTCGGCAAAACAAAATTGAATGTGGCAGCACTTTCTGTACCGCTATTCTCAACCGATGCTTGAGAAGCAGAACCTATGGTTACGTCGCCTATGCCAATAGTAGCAGCAGAACCACTACCACCTGTTTGACCCTTCTGACCTTTCTGCCCTTTAACAGAAGTACCATCAGTACCATCCGCGCCCGGCTCACCCTTCTGACCCTTGGTTGAAGAACCTGTTGCTCCCTTATCTCCGGCTTCACCCTTCTGCCCTTTAGTAGCAGAACCGGTAGCACCTTTATCTCCGGCTTCACCTTTTTGACCTTTAACAGAACTACCCGTGGCTCCCTTGTCTCCGGCTTGACCCTTCTGACCTTTTACCGAACTACCTGTAGAACCTTTGTCTCCCGCTTCACCCTTTTGTCCTTTAGTTGAAGAGCCTGTAGCACCTTTGTCTCCGGCTTCACCTTTCTGCCCCTTGGTAGAACTACCGGTACTACCCTTGTCTCCTGTCTGACCCTTCTGCCCCTTGACCGAAGTACCATCAGTACCGGGTTCACCTTTCTGTCCCTTAGTAGAACTACCGGTGGCTCCCTTTTGTCCTTTAGAACCGGCATCACCTTTTGGCAATTGGAAGTTAAAAGACGCCGCAGTACTTGTGCCTTGATTGGTTACCTGTGCTTCGGTCGAATCTACCGAACTTGACTCAGCAATACTAATAGTAGCGGCTGAACCTGTTTGACCCTTCTGTCCTTTTTGTCCTTTGACTGAAGTTCCGGTGGCTCCTTTGTCACCCGTCTGTCCCTTCTGCCCTTTGACTGAAGTACCATCGGTTCCCGGCGCACCTTTTTGTCCTTTTGTAGAAGAACCCGTAGCACCTTTGTCTCCGGACTCTCCTTTCTGTCCCTTGACTGACGCTCCTGATTCTCCCTTCTGACCTTTTACCGAAGCCCCATCCTGACCTTTCTGACCCTTCTGACCCTTATCACCTTGGTCCCCCGTACGAGCGAACGTAGCGATAACGGCATTACCATCATCAATAGTACCTGAAGAACTTAAGTGAGAAATGGTAACCTCGAAGAAACCTGTTCTTTCAGTTACGGCGGTTATTTGATATAGTCTAAACACAGAACTATCCAACTCCTTAGAAATACGAACGTGACCCTTGATTGTTGAATCAGAGTCATCAATAGTCCTCAAGTAAGATTGAATATCTGTGCCGTTATTATCGTTGTCATCCAAAGCCAATCGTGTGGCTGAAGAGTGTGTGCTATTATTAAGTCTCAGTCTACCTGACTCGCCATCAGATGAGGTATCGGTGTTCTGACTATATTGATATATAAAGGTTTGACCACCAAAGTTACCGGCCTGTCCCTTCTGACCCTTACTTCCGGCTTCACCCTTTTGTCCTTTGACCGAGGCACCTTGTTCACCTTTTTGTCCCTTAACTGAGGCTCCGTCTTGACCCTTTTGACCTTTGTCTCCGGTTTGTCCTTTTTGACCTTTCACCGATGTACCATCAGTTCCCGGCGCACCTTTCTGACCTTTTGTGCTTGTTCCTGTCTCTCCTTTCTGTCCTTTGGTAGCGGCTCCCGTGGTTCCTTTTTCCCCGGTCTCACCTTTTTGTCCTTTTACAGACGCGCCTTGTTGACCCTTCTGTCCTTTAACAGAAGCACCCGTGTCGCCCTTATCTCCGGCCTGACCCTTTTGTCCTTTAACAGAAGTACCATCAGTACCCGCTTGTCCCTTTTGGCCCTTGACGGATGCTCCGGTATTCCCCTTGTCTCCGGTAGTTCCTTTCTGACCTTTAACCGAGGCACCTTGTTCACCTTTCTGACCTTTTACAGATTCACCCTGTTGGCCTTTCTGACCTTTAACCGAGGCACCTTGCTGACCTTTATCACCCTTGATTCCTGAAGATGAACCAACCCATTGGCCGGATGAATTAATAACATCAGACCCGGCGATAGTTACCTTCCCGGTTAAATCAACATCAGATTTTATTTTAAGACCCATAGGCTATTCTATAAAAAAGGGGAGGGATTGCCCTCCCCTTACATTAGGACTAATTTAATAAATTATAATTACGCCGCCGGTGCACCGATAGCAATCACAGAGTATGTTGCATCAGGAGCATTTAGTGTAATTGTCATCTCACCACCACTCACAGTCTGACGTACATCAGCAAGTACTAATTGACCATTCTCGTCGTACACCTGTACGTTTGCCGGGAATGCCAATCCGTGTGCAGAATGAGCGATAGAAGCAGTACCACTTGACGTTGTTACATCAGCAGAGTACGCTTTAGGTTTGGCGTCTAACTGAGTTTGGATTGCAGAGGTAACACCATCCACGTAGTTCAATTCAGTTGTAGTAGCAGTAACCCCATCTAAGATATTCAATTCAGATGCAGTAGCGGTAACGCCGTCCAAGATGTTCAACTCGGCAGTCGTAGCCGTCACACCATCTAACTTGTTGATTTCCGCAGTAGTAGCAGTAACTCCATCAAGAATATTAAGTTCTGACGCCGTCAATGTAGAGGCAACCCCATCTAAGGTATTAATCTCAGTAGCCGTAGCAGTAACACCATCGAGGATATTCAACTCAGCGGTAGTAGCGGTAACGCCATCTAACTTGTTAATTTCTGCGGTGGATGCCGTTACACCATCAAGGATGTTAAGTTCAGCCGCAGTAGCATCAATAGATGAGCCGTTGATTTGGAATCCGCTTGTGGCGTTGATTGTAGTACCCTCAATCTCAGCAAATTGAGCCGGTGCAAAGTCACCATCAAATACTTCAGAAGCATTAGAGGCGTTTACATATGCTACGAATTTACGAAGCGAGTCATCGTAACCGAAGAAACCAATACGAGCCGCAGTATCGTAGTAACGGAACTCAACCCCGCGGTCTTTGTTGTCATCAGAACTTGGCGCAGTATCTCCACCCAATGTGATGATTGGGTCATCAAGTGTTGTTGTTGTCGAGTTGATGGTAGTTGTTGTACCATTAACAACCAAATCACCTGTCACACTTAAGTCACCGCTAAACGTAAAGTCTACAGAAGAACCTGAACCGATAGTGGTATCAGTATCAATCAATGCCAACTTAGTAGCAAGATTCTCCTTGGTAACATCAGTATCAACTTGGTCTGCGAATGATAGCGTTCCTGAACCATTCGTTGTAAGAACCTGTCCGTTAGTACCATCACTAACATTCAATCGAGCAATATCAACGGAGTTGTCTGCAATCTTAGCAGCAGTAACTGCGTCATCTGCGATTTCAGCAGTCGCGATAGTACCACTTGCAGCAGCCGTGATACGACCCTGTGCGTCAATAGTAATATCTGCCGCCGTGTAAGAACCCGCAGTAACTGCCGTGTCAGCAAGTTTAGCCGCAGTAACCGCATCGTCAGCAATCTCTGATGTAGAAATCGTTCCGCTTGATGCCGCAGTAATACGACCTTGAGCATCAACGGTAATGTCCGCCGCAGTATAACTACCGGCAGTAACCGCAGTATCTGCAAGTTTAGCAGCCGTTACGGCGTCATTTGCAATCTTTGCAGTACCAACACCACCATCTTTAATAGAGAGCGTGTTGCTTGATAATTCAATGGTACTATCGTCAGGCTCGGCTCCAACGAGTTGCCAAGCAGCACCATCGTAAACTTTCAACAAATCCAAGGTGGTGTCGTACACCAACTGACCTTGTACCGGCGATGAAATCGCGTTGATTTGTGTCGTAGAAAGGTTGTGTATTTGAGCATTGCGAAGTTCGTTTTTCGCTAAGTCTAAAAATGAGGATAGACTAATGCTCGTAACATCTAACCCCGATACAATCTTTAATGCCATTTCAGATTTGTTTTAGTTATTGATTCAAAGATAGTTAGTTTAAGTATGCTTTTCCTGAAGTTGAGGAGTCGAAAGTGATAACCACTTGGCTTGTGGAAGTGTATTCGACTTCTGCAATAATCAAAGTACCGGCACTATCTACTATGGATACTGCGGGATACTTACTTAAATTATGATTGATTGTCCACGTTGCTGATGGCGATGCTTGGTCGTGCACATAGTTTTTATCCCCGGTAGTTGCCGAGGATAAGACTGCGCGACGAGATACAACAACATTGTTCTTGTTCGTCTTCGGGGTAACACTAATCTTGTTTCCCGAACTCGTAGTAACCTTTACGTTTACGCCCATTATTCTGTAACGTCATCAACAATTATAAAATCACCGGCAAACCAAGTCTCTACACGGCTTGGAGTTTCGGTGCTAATAGTGGCCTGTAAATCATAAACATAGTAACCGGCCTTTACGTCCATATCTGACGCCGCTTTGTTGATTGTAAGTTTACCATCAGAACCTTTGGTAAAGTCTGAGTCAGTAAAGGTTAGCAGCGTAGTGCTACTATTAGAGTTCTTGCGAACATCTATTTCAAAAGCGTAGTTAGAGGACAAGTCAATAGCGTCATTGCTCTCGTCTGTAACATTAAGTATCAAGTTGAACGTGTCGTTTTTTCTACACGTTATATCAAGTCTCGAAGCCGTATCTAAGTTTATCGATGCCATATGACAAAACTACTTCAACATTAGTGTTTAATTAAAAAAGTTGGGGCCAACTAACGTCAACCCCAACCTACCAACAGAACCACCAAAAAACACTTAGTCAGACAAGTGTTTACTTTAATGCACTCTGCAACGTCTTTATAACTTGTGCCCCGTTAGTAGACTCCGTGAGATGAACTACAAGTCCTTCTACTCGGTCAGTACCACGTGATACGGAACAAATTACTTCGTTAGAGTCCGCCCATTTCCATCCGTTTGAACGTCCGTCAAATTTAATCACGCCACTCTTATCAGCACGATTAATTAGGGCAGACAATGAGTTCTGCTTGTTCTTGCTCTTTTTGATAAACTGCGTAGGGTTCTTATCAGCGTAATCCTCTACAAGGTCACGGAGGATAACCAAGTCTTGCTTATCATTCCAACCCATCAATGCAGCAAAGTCGCGAACGTCTGACGCGTTCATTTCTGCCGCGGTGTTCAATGCCTGACGACGAGTGGTACGAGACTTGCGTTTTTGCTCTGCCTTAGCAGTAGGATTTACACGCTCAAAGATAGCCTTGACGTCCTCTGAACGATTAGGGTTCGAGGCATTGTAATTACAAAGTTCAAGGTATTCGTAAATCTCTGAGTCATCACGCTTAGAGCCATCTAAGATGAGAGTGCCGTTGTATTCCTTTTGGAACCACACACTATGGCATTTCATCTTTCCTCCCACACCAACACTTTTGATGTTAGCGATATCTACATATTCCTCTGATGAGGTGTCATACACTCGGTCTTTACCGGGTACGTTTACCGCTGAAGGACATCTGTAAGTTGTGGGATTGCCCGGGTCACCTTTGATTCCTAAGATTCGGTAGACCGCCTTCTCACCCTTCTTTAGTTTTGGGGGCAAGGATTCTTTGGAAATATTATTCCAATCTTGATGTTTTTTCATTTGTCTGTTTTGTTGGTTATGTGGTAAAAAAGGGGAGGGGCAATGCCCCATCCCCATTGACTATAATCTATTATGATTGAATGTCAAGTTTTGCGAAGTGCTCTGCACCGAGTACTTCCAAGCCTTGTACAGACTCGTAGTGGCACTCAAGTACTGAACGCTCATCAGTTGGAGTTGGTGCAAGACCACCCAACATAATTTCGCGGTACTTCAAGTCTGTGCCGTTACCCGCCATATAACGGATACGCATACGGTCTAAAGACTCTCCTGAACCCGCAGCCTTGATTTTGTCGTTAGGGACAAAGTAGGCTTCGTGTTGGAAACCGGCACTACCTGTGAAGTTAACCACTTGTTGGTGGTCAAGCATCGGTAAGTACTTCTTAACGTAAGAACGTCCGTATAGACGGAACTTGTCTACGCCTAAGTCGATGTCACGACCATCGATAGAGAAACGAGCGTTAGAAGAGATGTCTGTGTTACCCAAAGAGTTTAGGTAGTTATCAAACGCTACCTCACCACTTGTACCTGTGAAAATCATATACTCACGTGGAGCACGTTTTTGGTTCAAGGTGCGAGTCAATTCTTCCATATCGTCATTATCTACAGAACCTGAAGTGTCAGTAGACTGAGTGATACCACCATCTACGATGCTTTGACGTAGACCTTTTGTAGTTTGGATAGGGTTGCCTTCAGCGTCTACCAATGCAGAAGAAGCATCAGAGAACAATGCAGAAGAAGCATCACCGAACATCATTGCAAAAGCGATATCGCCACGGAAACGCATCAACGATTCGTGCTGACCTTTCAAGAAGTAGTAAGGCTGACCTTTAAATTCGAACTCGATTTTAGACGCGTTCTGAATGTCAGTAATAACGTACTTCTCTTTGAAGATTTGCACTTGGTTGCTCTGCTTAACAGGCTTGATGCGACGAGCAACAGGAGAGTTAGAACCCTCACCCGCAGCGTTAGAGAACGCTACTACCTTTACTCCGTTCAATTCAGTCGCTGCTGAAGAGTATAGGTTGTCACTTACTTTAGTGATAGTCAACTCATCGTAATCAGAGTTGATAGACTTAACGTAAGCGATAACACCGCTATCAATCATAACCAAATCTCCGGCACGTACCGTCTCAGCGTCAGTCGCCGCAGCCAATGTTAAAGTACCTGTAGTCTGATTACCTGAGTATGCAGAAGATGAAGCAGATGTTACTGCACCACCATACAACTCTTGGTTTACAAAAGTGTGATATTGAGGAACTGCCGTTTCAATTGAACGTCCCATCAATTCCATTACATCGAGGAATGATAACTCCTCGTTAGTTACATTAAGTAACTTGTTCAAAATTTCGCGTTGGTCTAAGAAAGACACAGACGAAACATAAGATTTGCTAACTGCGTTAGCACCGCCAAATGCTGCCATTTTAAATATTTAATTTTATTTACCCATCGCCCTTAACGCTGCCTTCAAGAAATCTTCCTTAGTGTCGCCACCGGAAGCCATTGAAGATTTAGTTGGTCGTGATGGATTCTTAATTTCACTTACCACCTCTTTTCCGCCAAGGTTCTTGCCGTGCAAGATTAGAGAACGCTCAAACGTATTCGGGTCCAAAGCATAGTTCATCACCTTATACCACTTGTCGTAATCTATTTGACCACCCTCATTCTGAAAGAGTTGGAAAAACTTGTTGTTGTCAACGGTCATATCAACAACGCTTTGTGGATTGTCGATTTCGTAGGCAAACGGCTCACCTCCATACTCAATGATAACTCTCCCATCACCAAGTACTTGTTGAGTTTCCGGGGCAGATTCAACACTCTGTTGCCATTGGGCAATCGCCTCGGCTTGTTGAGCAGATGTGTCTACCTCGGGTTGTGCCGTTCTTTCAGGTGCCTTGAATTGCTTTTGATTTTCGATAAGGCTTTGACGAATCTTTCCGGCCTCTGCCTTCAATAGTTCTTCGCCAAGTTCTACCTCGTCTTCATCGTAGCGTGTGGCATCTAATTGATACTTATCTACAACCTCACGACGAAACAAACGTTCAAAATTCTTCTCACTCATATCAGAGTACTGACGGCGCATATTGTGTCTCACAATATCCAAGTCAGGCATTTCAGAATAGTCAACATTCTTCGCCTCTATGTACGCAGAGACATCACCTGTCTCGTTGTAATATTCTATTAGTCCTTTGATAAAATCGTCATACTCTTCGCCGCCTTCAGCAGCAACCGGCCCCTCTTGGAGTTCGGCTTCGAGTTCTTGGACCCTATCATACAAAGTGTCGTGAGCATCAATAAGCGTGTCAATGTTCTCATAGTTTCCTTCAGTAAACGAAGAAACAGATTCATTGAACGTCACCATCTCTTCTTCAGAAAACGCCGGTGTCTCAAACTCCTTGACATTCTCCTCAGATTCCACTTCACCCTCGAAAGATTCAGCCGCTTCAATATCAGCAGCATCGTCAAACGATTCTTCTTGAGCCGATTCGGCTTCTACATTCGGCTCATCCGTAGTTACTTCTTGAGCCGATTCTTGACTCTCTTGAGCCATATCTACTGATTCCTCGCCAAGCGATTCACCGCCGACGCTGAAATCCGATAGATTCATTTCTTCTGACATAATTGTGGTTGTTGTTTGTGGTTGCTAAATTATTGTTGGTTTTGGGTAGTTTCTGAATTTTGAGGGGGCATTTGTGTTTGCATCTCTTCAGCCTGTGCCATATTCATACCCATCTTCATACCCTCAACTTCCTGTTGAGATGCTTGACTCTGTTCTTTCACCTTAGCCTCTAACTCAATCTTCTGCTGCTGCAACTGCATCTGTAGTTGCGCTTTGAGTTGTTCAAGTTCTGCCTTACCCTTGTATTCAACTTGTATCGTTTGCTGCTTGGCCTGTTCGGCTGCTTGTGCCGACTGCATCTGAATCTGTCCGTTCATCTGCTGCTGACGCATAGCCTTAGACTCAAGGTCTTCTTTACGCTTACGAATCTTGTAAGCAAGAATTTGTTGCGCTACTTTCAAGTTATCTGTGGTTTCAATCAAGATGGCGTCCTCCATTTCAATCAACCCTTGTTGAAGGTTAGACTGCATAAACGCAAGTAGTCGTGCACGAGACTCATCGTCCGGCTTGTCTTCAATACGTATGCCATACTCGTGGATGTTCATTGCTCCACTCGCCTTAAAGAACTCTATAGTGTTGGAACCCAACGCTTTACGATAACCTTCTATGTTACCGCCGTTCTCTAAAACATCCTGAATACGCAAGACAACTGCTCCACACAACTTATTAAGTAGGAACTTCTCTGCTTCAGAGATTGATGCCAAAGAGTTGTTTGTGCTTTCTACTGCCAACTTAGCCGTTGTAGTTAGGGCACGACCATCCGGCGTACTGCCATCTGTAAATTCATTTAGACCTGTAATGTCACGAATCATCTGAATGTTGTTCTGAATAATTTGGTAGTAGTTCATTACATCATTACCAATACCATTCTGCAACTCCTCAATAGGACGATAGTTCGTAGGCCTACCTTGGATATCCACCTTACGATACACCAAGACACCCTTCTTATTGAATAGGTCAATAACCTCCATAGGTGTCATCTGATTGCCGTTAGCACCAAGAGGAATATCCTCAAGTGCGCCCATCTCAATCATAATACCTTTAGGACGAGCCTCTGCAATTGCTTGTTGTAACCTGTAATATGCAATCTGAATATTATCTGCAATCGGAATCAACTGCTCCATAATACCTAACGAACGCATATTGTGGAAATCAGGAGAGTATAAATGGTACGACATCTCTGTGTCCATCATTGCTCCCTTCTGACGTTTCATATTTGTTTTCAAGCCGTCGTCGAATATGTAGTTAGTATCTACAATCCACTTACAAGTGTACACCACTTTGTAGTTGGTCTTGTCGTACTTATTCTTCTGACGACGACGATAGTCTGTTGGTACTTTTTTGTACACCTTATTACCACGCTTGTCAACACGGCTTTCGTGTATCATAGTGTTTACACTATAGAACTCAAGGTCCAATACACGAATCTTCATATCGTCGTAGTTACGAGCGTATGGAGTGTTCATAGGCATAGACAGATTAGAGTTGCCATATTTACCTCTTACAGAGTTAGCAATGGTTTCATACTCCTTATCAGTAAACTGACCCTGTGCTATTTCCTTGAGTTCAGCAATAGTCATTTCACGGACCTCGCCCACGTGAGTCTTGTCCTTGAAATCATTCTCTGCACATACGTTGATAATAACCTGAGAAGGATTTACACGACGAATAGATATCTTGCCGTTGTCATCGATGTCTTCTTTGATAACTGCAATGCCGTCGTCAAATAAATCTTCGATGATTCTACGGCGTATCTCCTCATAGTTATTTTGATACAACACAAGGTCGATGGCCTGTTCCATCTCGATTGACATCTGATGCTTGTAAGTATACCTACGCTGCATCTCAAGTTCGTCCAAGTCAAGAGGGTCGCCCTTCTTTCTATCAATGCCAACACTCATAGGCAACTCAGGGTTAGCCTTCGCCAAGGCATCGTGGATGAGAATACGATTCTGAGTTTGCTTAAAGTGTTCTTCTTTTTCGTTCTGAGCGATAGAGTCTATAGCGGTTGCTGAAATGTTATAGTCTCTCTTAACTAATTTGCTAATAGCAATACGTCTAAACTTAGGGATGATAGGGAGTACCGACCAATCGATGTTCAACCAACTCTCATTGGTATCCTCTGTTACACCAAGTACCGGTTTATATTTATTGATGGGCTGATTACCCATCGCGTACTCTTTTGTTCTGTGATGCTTCCAACGAGCGTGATAAAAACTCGAAGCAGTTACCCCTTGATACTCGTGCCAAGCGGCTTTACAATATTGAAGAATCCAAGAACGATTCTTTTCCTCGTTACTTACAAGGTGCGAAGGGTAGTTGCGTTTACCCGTTTTATTATCAAATGTGCTCATCCTATCTTACGTTTCCTAAACATCGAACCAACGTCTACAAGTTTCTCGGCTTTCATATAAGCATCGCGTATCAGCCCCTTATCAGCAATTAAGGTATATCCGGCTGCCATCGCAGCATCAAACTTGGTCGTATTGTTAATGTCAAAATTAAGCCAATCTAAAATCAACTCCTTAAAAACCACACCATCAATGTGATTGACAATGTAATCTTCTGTAATTTCTGCAATTTGTTGATGTGCTTTTTGGCTTCCCGACATACCCGGTTTGTTTGCTCCGGGTAGCCACATCAAAAATGGAGAGTATCCTCGGTCTTCAAAATAATGAAGTATACCAATCTTGTTGTCCTCAAACAACATTTGACATCCATAGTACACACACATCTTCAACATATCCTCATAAAATATTTTTGCCGTGGGTGGTCGGTGTATGTATTGGCAAACAAACGTATTTGTATGGTTAGGATTTGTAACATCCCCTTTCATAAATACATATGCCGCTCCATCTGAACGTCGGTAGTCCGTGGTTATATTGTGGTCAAACGGGTCACACCCGGCAACGAACTTGAGGTTGTTGAGCGGAACCTTTGAGGACGCTTTCTCTCCAACTCGATTGCTATCCTTGTGGTCTTCAAATATGTACGACACCTCAAACTTGCCATTGTGTCTTGGCACAAATACAACCTTGGAGTCTCTAACCCCGTTCTCCCATTCAAAGTTTCCTTTGGTAGTAAGATTCTCTTGCCAAGATATCTTATCAAGTTGGTCGTTCAACTTTATAGCATCATATAAACATCTGTCAGCATCAATACGAAACGCCTCCTCAGGAGACATCGGGAACTTTCTAATGAAACTTGACAGGCCCTTTTGGTCTTGCCTTAAGCCTTCTCTTTCATTGAGCAAGTAAGTTGTGGCTCTGTCCACATTACATATCCCGTACTTATCGAACTCCAAAGACTCTTGTGCCGGAGTGAAGTATCGGTATAACCCTGTCTTTGTTCTGCCATTGGCGTTCTTCTTAGATTGGTCAGAGTACTCCCATAGTGTCCGGTACTTGTCCATCTGTCCTTCAATCTCTTCGACCGTTGAGGTAAGTAACGCCTTACCGATAATCTTACCATCCACCTCAAGACAGAACTTATGAGCGTCCCAACGTTCCATAACGTCGACCTCAATTGTTTTAAAAACCTCATCCTGTACAAATCGTTTTAGTTTATAACCATCATATGCAAACACATCAGAAGACTTGTAGTCAATCGTAGACTCAAGTTCTGTAGCGTCAAACTCTTGCATAGCCTGTGCACCTTTCTTCACCGGCTTGAAGAACCTAAGTTCACTCGAAGGGTTCACACCTTTGGCCGTATCAAATATTGGTCTAAAGAAATCCGGAAGTTTTCTAAATGGTGCCACAATCGTTTCACGGAATACTTTCTTGGCATCAGCGTTAGTCTTACTCTGTATACCTCCATTAGAATACTTTAGTCTGCTGATGCCCTCCAATAAGAAACATCCGGCCTTGTAAGTCTTACCGGCACGACGACGAGTTACGTTCAGCATACCATAGCAGTTGGGGTCTTCTATACAATACTGCAAGAAGTAGAACTCTCTGCGGTCTGTATCACGATATGACGGCCTACCGATGTCAATCATATAGTGGGTCAAGTAGTAGTAGTGCATACCTGTGATATAAGTAGGCTCACCATTATTCATAAACCAACACCCGTTGATTCTACGATGCCACTCCGTCCTACGTATCTGTTCCAACTCAGGATTAAAAAAATCAGGGTCGTCATCTTGCCTGTACTCTTCTTGCTTTCTTTTCTTCACCCAATCAACAGGCAACTCTGTAGGTTCCCACCATTGGTCTTTGGCCCGTGGAGAGCGTTGTATAATCTCTACCTTCTCTATCTCCTTAGTGAAGTGATTGTATACGTGACCTACAGGGGGCATCCAACAATCGAGTCCCTGAATAGTAGTCTTCTTAAATCCTTTACGCTTCGTATACATCTCCTAAGTTTTCGGGGCTGATAGATTGACGCGTTGTGATTGTCTTCACAAGGTCTTCATCACCGGCATACAATTTAAGATAATACTTTTCAAGTCGCTCATTAATATTATCGAGGTCCTCCATAATCTTACCTTTAATCTGTAGTGCTTGTAGCAAGTCTTTGTCTCGTTCTGCTTCTACACTACGCAGCAGTTTGCGCTGATACTCGTAGAAGGTCTCCTCATTTGATACTATCATTGACCACGTTCTGCTATTTACAAAACGTAAATATTCGTCAATCATTCGCAATACCCCCTTGTTTTTGAGGGACATCATTCCCTCGACAATATCTTTGGTCTTGTTATCTTCAAGGTCAAAACCGGCGAGGATAGCGGCTTGTTCTTTACGTCTTACCATATCCGGGAAAAACTCCTTCAAGGGAGAGTGAGGGTCGTATAAGTAGCAGATATATTTTATCAATCTGTCTTTATACTCGCCCTTGTATTCTTTGAAAGATACGATGAGTTCAAGGCGAGGTACTTTATTAAGTACATCCTTGCTCACATTGTGAATCGGGAATGTAAGGGACGTAAAGTCTGAGTCTGAAAATAGTTTCATAAAAAGTGGTTCTATGGCAAAAGTAGAAAGATTGCCGAGTGGCAAGTTAAAATATAGAGGTGAAATCTTCCCGGGCTACAATAAGCCTAAGAGAGCACCCAAGGGTTCGAAGAAGAAATATCGCGTCCTCGCCAAGCAAGGTGACAAGATTCGTATTGTACAATTCGGTGCCCGTGGATACTCTGATTTTAAACAACACAAGGACACCAAGAGACGCGCAAACTTCAAAGCAAGACACAACTGCTCTACGGCAAAAGATAAACTAACGGCTCGGTATTGGGCTTGTAACTATAATTGGTAATGGCATCACCTAAAGAGATATCAGAAAACACGGTAGTAGGACTATCACTCAAAAGTATCGGAGCAATCGTAGCAGCAGTAGGTGCAGTAACCTTAGGGTACTTTGACCTAAAGGCTCAAGTAGAAGAGGCTAAAACCTTACCGGCACCTGTGATAGAGCGTATGGAGTATGACCTCAAAGACCAATTGATTCGAGAGACGATTATGAATACACAGACTGATGTGGAAGAAATCAAGAAGCAACTCGACAAGATGGAGGAGAGACTATTTGAAATAAGATGATATGAAACGGCTGCTAACAATCTCAACACTTATACTGCTGACCTCTTTTTCTGTATACAAAGGTGTTAGTAAAAGAGGTTTGACATTGGTACATTATAACGCCAAGTTCAACGAAGCCAACAACTATACAGAACTCAAGAAGATAAAAGACGTCAAGGTTTTAGAATCTTGGATTGACGACGATGCTTCTATTAAACAAGCAGAAGGTATACGTTCTGTACCTACAATGATACTTTACAATAATGGAAAAGAGGTGAAACGTTGGGAGGCGGGGATATCCCTATCCCTACAGGTGCCGTTCAACGAGATACAAAAAGAGGTCGACGAACTAACCGGAGCAAACAAGTTTTAAGATGAGAGAGATATTTATAGCAATGCTACTTACCACCTCTGCCTTTGGACAGGGTCTTTTGAAGTATAGCACCATATATACAAGTGTCTACGGGGGCACACCGATGGAGGCGCAGACTGAGTACTTTGTTTCTCAGGACGGCAATGTAATGGACGTAACCATTGAGAACCCTTTTGATTATCGATACACTTTCGGTATACGACGCGTAGCACGTTACGACTACGAGAATAGACAGAACCCTTTCTATGACGGGCACAATCAATCTACGACATCTCTGTTCGCAACCATTGGAGCCGTAGAAGGCTTTGAATACTTAGCACAATACGACAGAGGACGTCAGCAAGGTAATGACTACATCAATCAGAGATACTTTCTTAGATACCTCTCTAAATGGTGGATGGTAAAAGCAGAGGTGTTTAATCAAGGGTTGGTCAATCTTAACTATACACAGGTAGAGTCAAGGCTAAGGCTACACGTTGGTGAAGTAGACTTCAGTATTGGTGTGGCCGCAAGACAACATCAGGCATACGGATACAACCCGATAGAGGAGTACCTCAAAGACAAGCAATGGTGGGACTTGGCATATGAGTATGGATACAAGGATGTGGCATATGGTGTAGACCAAGATATGGACGGAGAGGTAGACATATACGATTACATTTGGTGTGACTATGCAGACACCAAGGTTGCCGATACCGACGGAGACTTCAGACGATACATATACGGAGACATAGTAAACGACTACAACAAAGCGCGATTGGATGAGGTAGGATTCCTCGCTTCTCTATCAGCGATAGCCGGTGTGGATTACTACCACTACTCAGAGTCATTTTGGATTCACGCTTGGTCAAGCATTATGCCGTGGCACACGCACATATACGGAGACCATATGTTTTCTTACGAGAACTTTGCAGACAACCTTGAGAACACGAATCATTGGATAGATGGTCAATGGATTGACTACAACTTTGGTAGTGTCATAGGTTACAAGATTGGACTCAGATGGGGTATATTCGCTGAAGGAGAATATATGAAATATTGGGACCGAGAGGTATTTGAAATAACTGCCGGTATTAATTATCAGTTCAGATGATGTGGTTTCAAAGAATACTTGATTGGTTCAACGCAGTTGGTTTTTTAAAGATTAACAATGAGTACGACCCTACTACAGGGCCTAAACTTATACACAGACGTAGATAGTATGACACCTAAAAGAATCAGAAAGAAAAAGTCTAAAGTAAACGCAGCGGGTAATTACACTAAGCCCGGGATGCGTAAGCGTTTGTTTAATCGTATTTTAGCCGGAACCAAAGGTGGTCGTGCCGGACAATGGTCTGCCCGTAAGGCGCAATTGTTAGCGGTACAATACAAGAAGAACGGAGGAGGATACACATCATAATGGCACTCAAGAAAACACAGAAGTCTCTACAGAATTGGAGTAAAGAAGAGTGGACCACAGGTAGTGGTAAGCCTTCTTTGGAGACCGGTGAGGCATATCGTCCTAAGAAAGAAATCAAAAGACTTAGGAAGAAAGGGTTGCTGAAAGTAGCCAACAGAATAAAACGCGCTGCTACCAAAGCCGGTAAGCAGTTTGCACGATATACACAGACCACAAAGATTCGTGGTAGAATAAGACCGAAGAAATAATGTTTCCTTGTAGTGGATGTGGGGCGTGTTGTCGCCGTGTGGGTTGGATGCCTACAGAAGAACTTTCAAAGCACGGCCTAAAAGCCGACGAGTCAGGAGCGTGTACACACCTTTTACCTGATAATTCTTGTGAAATTTATGAGACGCGTCCTGATATTTGTAGAGTAGATGTTCAAGCCCAAAAGGAGGACGTTGATATTGACACATACTATCGTGAGAATATCAGACTCTGTAACGAGTGGATGGACGAGGATGGTATGTCGAACTTAAAAATAACAATGTAATGACACCTAAAAGAATTAGACGTAAGAAGAAAGGTTCACCTACGGCACCAACAAAACAACTAAAGTTGGTTAATCCTGAAGTGAAGAACTCTGTTACTAAGAAAAGAGGATTCGTGAAAGCGGACCCTGATGCTCAAACGCAACTTATTCAATTAAATTCAAAAAAGTTGCGGAGCGATATCACTAAGGTTTACAACGATATGAAAGCCCAAGGTATTGATGGGAATAGTGGTACGGCCGGTTTTTTATTGAATAGATTCGAAATGAGCGAGTTCATTAAGAAGGCTAAGAAAGACAACTTGACTAATGCTCAAGCATTGGCTCGATTCAAGAAACAATTTAAATTATAAAAACTATGAATCCTACTACTATTCAAAAGGTAAAGGTTCCGACTACAACGGTAACCGGAAAGAAAATGAAGCCTTCATTGACTACGACAATGCAATGGCAAGACAATTCGTTGACTGAAGCAATCAACGAGGTAAACACGTTTATCAAAAACAAAGGAAACTTTGGAGTGCAAACGGGTAAAGAAAAAGCCTTGATGAAAAAGGCTGAGAAGATGCTCAAGATGGGTGCCTTCGGAAACCTTGAAACTCTTTTAGAAAAAGAAGTTCAAGCCTACAGACCGGGTATGTTCGGTCAGTCACACTTCAAAGGATACAAAGAAGTTGCTCCTTCTGAAGTTGTTGACGGCAAGTATAAACAAGTAAGCGGTGATAAGGCTCGTGAGATTGCGCGTAT